CCCCACCGGACCCCTTCGGCGACTGGGACACCGACCCCGAACCCGACGGCTGGGACGAAGAGCTGCCCGCCGCCCAGATCACCGATGACATCGACATTGAAGACGTTGAAGACGTTGAAGACGAGGACGACAGCGGCGGCTTCCTGGGAGATGACCTCGGCATGTCGACCATCGAGTATTCACGATGTCAAGTCGAACTGCTAAACTTTTTCCCATGACCTACCTCACCTACTGCCGAATCAGCCGTGACCTGCAAGGGGAAGCGGCAGGCGTGCGCTCACAACAAGCAGCGTGTCAGGCCCTCGCAGACGCCCACGGGTGGGACATAGCACAGACATACACCGACAACGACGTCAGCGCGTTCAGCGGGAAGCAACGCCCCGCGTGGGAACAGATGCTCCAGCGCGTCAAAGACGGCGGTGTAGACGGCGTGATCTGCTGGCACGTTGACCGCCTGTACCGGCGACCCGTGGACCTGGAACGGCTCGTGGACCTCGTGGAGGAAACGGGGGTAATGATCCACACCGTCAAAGCGGGGGATCTGGACCTGAACACCGCAATGGGGCGGATGATGGCACGCATCATCGCGGCAACAGCGGCGCACGAGGTTGACCACCAGATCGAACGGCAGAAAGCGTCCCACGCGTTCCGGGCGGAAGCTGGGAAGTGGCGCGGCGGCCCCCCACCAGCCGGGTACAAGTCCGGGGACCACAAGGGCGAGATCGTCATAGACGACACCTACGCCCCCTACGTGCGCCTAGCGGTCCAGATGGTGCTGGAGGGCCGGTCGCTCATGTCCATCGCTAAGCGGTTCAACGAGGACAACCTACCGACACGGGCCTATGGGCGCGGCAAGGCCGAACGGTGGACGGCACGCGGTGTGCGGGCGGCAGTGATGAACCCCGCTATTGCCGGCCTGTCCAAGCATCACGGGGAGATCGTCGGCACGGGGCAGTGGGAACCGCTCGTATCCGAGGACGATTGGCGGGCTGCGGTGCAGATCCTCAGCGACCCGGCGAGACGCACGCACGCGGGATCGGAGAAGAAGTTTCAGGGCACCGGCCTGTATCTCTGCGGCAGGTGCGGGCACAAGATGGGATCGGCTAAGGGGAAGACACGTCAGGCGGTCTCAGACGGCACCACAGACCGTGTGTACGCCTGTAAGCATTGTCACCGTTGTTCGCGGCGTATGGTGCCCGTGGATGAGCTGGTGGACGCGGTTGTCCTCGGGGTACTGAACGATCCTCGCAACCGCATTGCGATTGTGGACCGGGACCGGGCGGACGACGAGGACGATATGGGATCTCTGCTGAACCGGTACAACGCGCTGGTGGCGAAGAAGAACGGGTTGGGCGCGTTGTTCGCGGATGGTGTGTTGGATGCGGGGCAGGTGCGGGCGGCTACTGAGGAGCTGCGGGCGCAGATTGAGGCTGCGGCTGGTGAGTTGGCGCGTGCTCGTCGGCGGTCGCCGGCTGCGGATCTGGTGTTGGCGGATGGTGCGTTGGAGAATCGTTGGGCGGCGTTGCCTGCTGAGGTGCGGTCTCAGGTGATCGATGAGCTTATGACGGTGACGATTCTTCCGGCTGGTCGCGGCCGGTTTGATCCCTCTAAGGTTCGGATTGAGTGGAAGTCAGCCCCGGTTTAGGGGTCACCCCACGCGGGCGGGGATGAGATCTGACTCAGGTGTAACATTTGTTACACCTGAGGGGTCACCCCACGCGGGCGGGGAGGAGATCGATTTGTTTACGGTTGACCGTAAGAGGACGGCCTTTTGGGGACGCCCCCAAGAAGGTCGCCCCACGCGGACGTGGGCGGGGCCAGGCTTTTCGAGGTCAACCTCGAAAGGATAGCGGGGCGTCCCACGCGGGCGGGGACGGGAGCTTACCGGCGTCAGTAACGTGGCAGGGTGTCACACTGTTACAGGGTGTCCCATTTGAGACAGTAGGCACCTCGGCAACTCTTTTCCGAAGTCAGGTCTTGGCAAGTGGTACTTCTACCACTTGCTCAGTCGGCACTTCTGTCACTTTTGACCGAAGTCAAGTCTTGGACAGTGGGGGAAAAATCCCACGCTATGGCGACGGTGCGGGCGGACACGTTGAACATGTCAGCGGCATCATCAGCGGCGCGACGAGGAGAGTTTGGCGTGTGCAAATTTGCACTAGCCAACTCGTCTCCTCGCCTGGATGCGTGACTCCGTTCCCTGCCTGCATCAATGCGCTTCTTCGCGTCTTCCTCAAAGAACTGCACATACCGCACGGTTGCAAGTTATCGGGCACACCCCGGAAAGGATGCACCCTGTAAGCGGCAACCGCCTAGCGAACCCACTGCGGGCCGGGAAGATCATCATTGCTGACGTTCAGCGAATGACCAACCTCAACCATCGGGATAGCCTCACGACGACGCAGACGGCGAACAGTATCGTCCGGGTCGAGGAGATACGAATCAATCAGCCGTTCACGCTCACCAGCGGGGGCGCGGGAAGCGCGGATGAACTGGTCAATCACAGCCTCAGCTGCAAGCCGGTTCTCCTGCTGACGGGCACGCAAACCCAGCCGGATACTCTTCTGCATGTCGGCCCAGGTGGTGCTGTCGATGGTGACGGACCCACCACGGGACGCCTTGATCTCCCCCGGCTCAGCGGGAGCGGTGTCCTCGTCCTCGGCACCCTCGGCGGTGAGCTTCTGGACAGCCTCGACAACCTCATCCGGGGTTGCGTCCTCGTCCAGCCCCAGGGCCTCAGTGAGGGCCTTAAACTGCTCCTCGGTGAACTCCACCGGGGTACCGGCCTCTGCGTCCTCAGCGGGCTTCTCAGCGCCGTCTGCGGGCTTCTCCGGGATCTCCCCGTTACCGGCAGCGAACTTCACGAAAGTAGCCATACGGCCCCCCTAACGGTTCAGGCTGATGAAAGCGTCTTCACCAGCAGCGACAGTGTTCACGCTGTAGCCGACAACCACAGCAGACTCAGTGGCCTTCACAGCCTTGCCACCGGCCCCGACTGCAACGTCATCCCCGGCGGTGATAGCGCCACCAGCCGTCACAGTGACGACGCGGGAAGAACCACGGGCAATGCCGACCTTGGCATCCTTGTCGGCGTCGTACTTGACTACGCCGACAGTGGCAGACCCGGCAGCGGCGGTGGTGATCTGCGGCATCGACTCCACCAGATCGCCGGCGATAGCGGCAAAGGTCTTACCGGTCACGGCAGCAGCAGCGTGGCAGGTGATGTCGGAACCGTCGTTGTAACGGTCATGCGCAATGTTCTTGTAGGTCATCTCATGATCCTTTCGGTTAGGCGGAAACGCCGTGGATAACGGCAACAGCGGACGGGAGGGTCACGCCCATGACTGGCATGACGTAGCCCTGAACCCAGTGGAGTCGGTGCTCCGGGTCGTCCCAGGTGCGGACGGTCAGCGGCTCCTCGTAGTTGACGAATCCGAGCTTCTTCGGATCGACCAGGTAGGCGGTGCCGGCCTTCACATAGTTGGAGGTGAGCACCTCCAGACCCAGATCAGAGAGCAGCGGGGCGAGGTTCGCGCCGTAGGTCACCCGCAGATCCGCGTAAGCCTCCGGGGTGGTGATGAGTCGCGAATACTCGACACCCAGGTCAAGGCGCTGGGCCTGTGCAATGACGGTGGAGAAGTCCGCACCGGGAAGCTGGCGCGGGGACGTCTGCGCGGCCTCCGGGCCGGTTGCCAGGGTCGAGGACCACGGGGCAGCGGCCTGGAGCTGGAACACCTCGTCGGATTGCTCGACAGCAGCGTCCAAAGTTTCCATCGCCCTCTTGTTCAGGCGGCGGGTAATCGCGTTGGAGAGGACCGTGACCTCGTTGTCAAACTGCACGACACTGTTACGGCGACGGGCTTCCTCGGTGATGGACACCTTACCGC